ACCAACACGCGCCACCCTACACGTTATCTACCCATCTAACAGATACCACTACTATATATATAGGGGCGAGAAAGGGGGCTTATACTTCGTGAAATGGGTATTGTGCGAAGTTAAAACAGCCACTAAACACTACATTATTTTGCGAACCATATGCACCATATACACACCATATGTCAAGCGTTGATGAATGATTTATTTTTTTGCGGGTAATTATTTTGTTGGGGTGAGTGAGTGTAGGATAGCTGGCAGGTGGGGTGCCGTAGGCTCCTCCCGTGGATATTTACATACATTATTGGGGTGAAATGAATGATGCTCGTCTAAAGAATACACACTATAATTTTCTCAAGAGTATATACCCCAAAATCAATGTCCGCCACTAAAACAAAAAGTATATACTCACTAGGAAAGGAGGCCTAAATGGCAGAGACACAAAGTGGTGCGTCGCGTAGCGCCGAAAAGAAACCAAAGGAATATTGGAGAGAAAGAAAGTTAGCCCAACGCGAGGGTAAGACAAAACGTATGAAAAATAAAGATGGTGTGGGCATCCGCAAACGCAACAAGGGTAAGGTCGCTAGCCAATGGACTCAGACCGAGCAACAGGAGCAATGGCTCAACTATTATATGGATCCTAAGTCGCCGAGTTATGCAAATGCCTATGCGAGTGCTATACGTGCCGGCTACTCTAGGTGGGCAGCTACTAAGATGGAGACTAAGGATTGCCAAAAGTGGGTCGCCGAGGCTAAGAATATGATGCGCCTTACTCCTGAGCATCTTAAACAGCAGCTACAGATGATTGTTGTAAATGATATATCAAAGGACGCTGATAAGATTAGCGCTATTAAGTTACTTGGTAAGGAACATAATATGTTTGTTGATAAGCAGGTCACCGCGCATATTGGTATCGAGGAAGCGCTTAAAGAATTGGATAATATGTGATGGCTAAGAACCGTAAGTTAATCTATATTTGGGACGAAAACCTAGAGTTTTTCGATAAGCTACCTAATAAATCAGCTACCATTAATCAGCTTATTAAGAGGCTTAGGTTAGATGGATGATATCAAGCTAACTAAAGAGCAGCTTCAAAAAATTAAAGCCATTAAACAGGACTTCTACAAGTTCTCCAAGATGAACCTCTACATTAAGGACAAGTTCGCCAATATTGTGCCGTTTGTCCCTAATGGGCCTCAAATGGCGCTCATCGACTACGTACTACTCTGCATCATAGAGAGGCGGCCAATAAAGGTTATCATCTTAAAGGCCCGTCAAATGGGCTTCAGTACCGCTGTAGAGGCTATTTGTTACTGGTGGACATCTACGAACTTTAACATTAATAGTGTTATCATCGGTAATGACGAGAAGTCTTCCCTTAACCTTTATAGGATGTTTCGTCGCTATTTCGACAACACCAATATCCTGTTTAAACCGAGTGTTCGCTACAACACTAAGAGTGACTTAACGTTTGAAAAGTTCGATGAGAGCGGCAAGCAGATTGGCCTAGGATCGGCTATCAAGATTGAGACAGCCAAGAACAAGTCCGCTGGGCGTTCAGACACTATCAACTTTTTGCACGGCTGCATGCATCCAAATAGCCCAATTGTCCTTGCAGACGGCGGATCGACGACTGTGCGCGACGTTAAGGTCGGCGATATGGTGTATACAGCATCTGGTGCTATCGCACCTGTTAAACATAAGATATATACCGGCGAAAAGATGACTTATCGGGTGCAAACATGGATGAGTAATGAGCCTGTGTATCTGTCTGCAGACCACAAGGTATTGACAACAGACGGGTACAAAAAAGTTAAAGATCTGACGGCGAAGGATTGGGTACGTCGCCCCGACTTCAAGTTCGAGGAGGTACATACTATCCATCACGACTACCATACGAGACCCCGTAAGCAGGGCGGCGGCTACCAAATACACCGTTCAGAGGATATTAAGTTGGACTATGACTTTGGCTACTTAGCTGGCTATTATCTCGCAGAAGGTCATATAAGTAAATCCCTCAATAGGGTGTGCTTTGCCTATCATAAGGACGAGAAATACGTGGATAATGTACGGAAGTATTTCGGCCACAGCTATGATACGGTGCGAGAAAATCGAGGAATAAGCGAGTTTAGTGATCCATTCATGGCGACACTTCTTAATAGGCTTTGCGGCAGGGTTGAGACCAAGCACGTTCCGACGTTCGGCAATATGGAGTTTTTCAAGGGGCTGCTACGCGGCTATCTTGATGGCGACGGATCGAAGACGGCGAAGGACAGAGTGACCGTTACGTCAATACACGAAAAAATTGCCCGAAATATCAACCGTATAGGCGACATGATCGAGCACCACCCAAGCCTGATGACGCGAGAGGCCGGCTATTACTACGGCAGAAACTGTAAGAAAACATATATAAACGTGTTCAATAAGACGACAAATAAGCCCTGGATACGTAAATTCAAGATAGTAGATGGCCATATGTATGTGCGTGTCAAAAAAATAGAAGAGTATGAATTTTCTGATACGTACGACATCGAGATAGACCATCCAGACCACAACTTCGAAACCCCGATCGGTGTTATCTCAAACTCAGAGGTCGCGACTTGGGAGAACGGCGAAGACTTGGTTGCTTCTCTTATGCAGACAGTGCCAGATGCCGAAGTGATGGATAAACCCTCAATGGTGTTTCTGGAGTCTACTGCAGAAGGTCGAGGTAACTATTTTCATAAAGAGTATGTCGCAGCCGTAGAAGGTAAAAACAACTATCAACCCGCTTTCGCCCCCTGGTGGATCCTTGATACTTACGAGCGCGATGCCACATTTGAAGATTTAGGTAAACTCAACGATTACGAGCTATTCTTAGTTGATCTTATGCGGCAAGGGCATGATACGCTAGGACATCATTTCCCCATTAGCGAGGAAGCTATACCGAGAAAACTCGCATTTTATAGGAGAAAGGCAAAAGACTTCGCGGCAACCCCCGAGCGTCTACCCCAGGAGTATCCCTCCACATGGCAGGAGGCGTTCATCGCAAGTGGTAAGAACGTATTCAATCCATTAGCCCTACAGGAGATGGAGAAGGATGCAACCTCATTAGAGGATGTTGACTATTACAAGATTACTCCATTAGAAGATCGCCCTTATGAGGAATTTGAGCTAGAGAAAGTACAATTCGAACCTAATGAAACGCCTGATGACTTCACTTACAAAGCACCACTTAAGATCTGGGAGAAGCCAAAGCCCTACAAGGAATATGTCATTGGTGCAGATGTTGCAGAGGGCCTCAAAGGCGGCGACTTTAGCGTTGCAACTGTTGTAGATGTCTCAACAATGGAAGTAGTCGCTCGTTGGCGAGGACATTGTGATCCTGACAAGTTCGGCGAGATCTTAGGCGCTCTTGGTACGTATTACAATTATGCCCTTATAGGTGTAGAGGTAAACAACCACGGCCTTACTACAGTACAAAAGCTCCGCGATACCTTCTATACAAACCTTTACAAGCGCGATAGGGGTTATGACGAGGAGTGGGAGACGCCTACTGTCAACTTGGGCTGGAAGACTGATATGCGAACTAAGCGCTTAATGATAGATGACCTTATCAAGTTAGTCCGCGAGCGCGTGATTAAAGATAAGGATATTGTGTTCATTAATGAGGCATTCAGCTACGTACGTGATGAGCGTGGTAGAATGAATGCAGAGGAAGGCTCTCACGATGACGTTGTGATGTCTACAGCTATCGCTTACCAGCTATTCCCTTGGGGTGATAACGATATATCAAACTTAAAGGTAGTTTCTACCGCAAAGATGCATAAAATAACCAATGGATGATAAAACACTACTAGAGGTGACTAAGCGCTTTAAAAAGGCGCGGATGTATACCGAATCCCACTACAAAAAGACTTGGGCAAATGCATTTAAGTCTTACAACGGCATTAGAACAATTAGGGGATACGCAGGGCAAGCTGATGAGTTTGTGCCCGAAACCTTCTCAATCGTAGAAGCCCTCGTGTCTTCATATGTCAAAACAAAGCCGCGGTTTAAGTATTGGCCATTACATGAAGAGCAAGAACAAAGCGTTGAAGCTCTTAACGGCCTAGTCAACTATTACTGGTCTATCAATAACATGACCGATAAGATGATTAGCTGGATTAAGGATATGGCCCTATACGGTACAGGTATTTTGGCCTTTAGTTGGCTAAAAGATCGGCCGCTTATTCAAAATATCCCACTAAACGACTTCTTCGTTGACCCAGCAGCCCGCCATATCAACAACCCAGATGAGCCAGGCTACCCTCGCTATGCAGGATACCGCTACCTTACAAGCCTTGAACAGCTCAAATCCCAGATGGAGGTAGACATAGAGACCGGTAAGGTAGAGAATAAGTACAAAAACCTCGACAAGGTAGTCTCTGGAACTGACAGCGAGGAGATGGACAAGGACATCAAGGAGATGTTGATCGGCTCAACTTACGGTAAAGACGCCATCAGCGAGCAGGTAGAGGTCATCGACTACTGGACTGAGAAGAAACACGTGATGGTAGCTAATCGCAGCGTTGTTATCTTAGAAGAGGACAACCCCTACGCCCGAAAAGAGTCAACAAAAGAGCTGCCGATGGATCTAGACGGCGAGATTATCCCAATGAAGGTGAAAATCCCCGCCATTAAAGGCTTCCTACCGTTCGCAGTAGCCAGAAACTACGTTGATACGAGCCTATTCTACGGTAAGGGTATTGCCGAGGTTATTCTCAAGACCCAGGAGCTACTCAACGATACGGCAAGCCAGAAGCGCGATAATATTGCCTACGTGTTGAACAATATGTGGCAAATTGAACCCCGCTATCAACACCTAGCTGAGCGTATCCAGTCCGCACCTGGCGCTATATTCCCGATCCCTAAGGGTGCACTCACCCCAATTGAGAAGAATGACATTAGCCCAGCCGCTGATGCCGAGATTAGCCGCCTCACCCAGCAAATGCGTACTGCAGTAGCCGCTGATGCAGCCGTCCAGGGTATTAGCCAACGCTATAGCCGTACAACCGCTACTGAGATTTCTAACCAAATGGAGCAATCAGACGCTCGTACGAACGTTAAGATGCAGTCATTAGAGGACGGCGGCCTCTCTCAGGTAGGCTCAATCCTGTTTAAGATGATCCAGCTGTTCGTTAAAGATGACACTCCAGTACGAATGACTGACCATAACCAGATTACTTGGCAGGTATATAGCCCAGATGTCTACTTTGGTGAATATCAGCCAAAGGTCGTGCTCGAAAGTACTGCAGACGCCGAGATTGCGATGCTCAGCCAGGCGATGCAGACGGCTGCCCAGTTTAGCCTCCAGAATCCTCTCGTTAACCAGGAAGCCTTCCTGCGTAATATGTACAAGACTCTCTTTAGTAAGTACATGACTGAGGATGACATCAATGAGATGCTTACTGTACCACAACCAATGATGGGCCCCGATGGTCAACCGGTTGATCCAAGCCTCGTACAAAGCGGCGCATCACTTGCCCCAGGTGCAGAAGAGTACCTACTAGGAGCCGGCGCATCGCAGGGTGGCGGCGATTCATTCAATAAGCGAGCCCAAACCGGAAACCAAGGCGGCGGCGGAGCTAATAGTAACGATAACAACATTAGACGGGTACGAAGCGAGCAAGCATCAACCCGATTGAGGTAGCAAATGGAAGAGAGTAACAAATGGGAGAAGATCGCTCATCAATGGGAGCAATTCTCAAAGACAGAAGCCTATAAAGAGCTGATGGGTTACATCGACCTACAGAAGGATGTAAATTCTACATTAGCTGCCGGGCCTATTGAGATTTACAAAGAAGTACCAACCGTTGATGGAAAGACAACGCAGCAGCTCGAATTTGAACCTGAGAAGCTGGCGTATCTTTTACAGCGCAATGTAGGTCTCGACACAATCCGCCTTTACATTGAAGGATTCAGTATCCAATAATTTTTACAACATTGTAAGATGTACAGCGTAGGAGGGTTTTCGCCCCTGTCCCTCCTACACTCCCCTTAAAAGAGGCGAGATTTATAGACAAACTAATAGGAGTACACTAGAATGGAAGATTCCCTTACCGGAACTAACGATGCTAGCCTCGATCAAGAGCCTACTAGCGTTAACGAACCGGCGGATATCTCTAGCGATGCTACCTCTCAAGCTCCAGTAGAGCAAGATGTAGTAGCTGAGCCCGCCCAAGAAAGCGAGCCAGCAGATAGCGGGCTAAGTAAATTCGCGAAGGCGCAAGGCTTTGATCTTGATAACGCTAGCGAGGATACGAAACGGGCCCTTAAAATTGCTCTGGACAACCAGCGCTCATTCCGTAGCGCAAAACAATTAGCAGATACCAGCGAGCCTACTGACGACTTGCGCGCAGAGGTTGCTAACTTGAAATACGAGCGACAAGTTGAGCGATTCTTTGGCGAGCAAGGCCGTGACCGCAATCTCGAAGCGGTAATGTATGACATCGTAAAGGACAAAGCTGCTAAATACGGCGTAGAATATGCAAATAACCTACGACACGACCTCGACACTCTGTATGATTTAGCCGTGCTTAAGTCGAGCAAGAACACCTCAAATGTAGATCCGGAGCAAATCCGCCGAGAGGAAAGGGAGTCTATCAATCAACAACTCCAGCAGGGCACTCAAGCCCATGCTACTGATCAAACCCCGACGGTAACAACTATTCAGGACGTTATGGACAAATACGAAATTGGCTCACCTGAATACATTGCCGCAATAGACAAACTAACAAACTAAAAGGAAAAATAAATGCCTAACTATGTTACGCCTACTAAAGGCGCTATGTCGGCCAGCGATACGGCCGGTACGCATAACTTGGTGCCTCAAATCTGGGCTCCAGAAGTAGAAAAGAACCGCACCGATAACCTCGTGCTCTGGAACTTCATTGATCACTCGAACCTTGATCCGGGTACGCAGCAGGGTGACGTCGTGCACGTGCCATTCATGAGCGAGATCGCCGATGACTTTACCAACAACGCTTCGGTCACTGCCGCTTCTGCAATTGAGGCTGTTCAGACAACTCTTATCGATGTCTTTATTGATCGCTACCTCCGCAAGGCTGTTGGTGTGCAGGATGTCGCTAAAGCTCAAAGCAAGTACGAATTCCGCTCTCTATACGTTGAGCGCCTCGGCCGCTGGCTTGCTAAGGGTATGGACACTGAAGTATTGAACAAGATTCGTGCATCTGGTAGCGGCATCAAGAAAGTCCAGACTGCAGTCGCCGGTGTGTTGGCTTACGCCGACATCGTGAAGGCTCTCGGTGAGCTTGATAGCGCTAACGTCCCTGAGGACGACCGGGCACTGTTCGTTAACGGCAAGACCCGTGCACTTCTCCGCCTAATCCCTGAGTTTACTGCTTACTCAAGCGTCGGCGAAGGTGGCATTGTCAAGACAAAGAATGGTCTGGTCGGCCACATCTTTGGCATGCCTGTTTATGTCACTAACGTCATCGACCAGGTTGGCGGCAAGGATGTTGTATACGTCATGCACAAGAGCGCCCTCAAGGGCTTGGCTCAGATGACTAAGACTGAAGACGGCCGCGACAAGCTGGCTGGCACCGACTACGTTGTTGGCTCAAGCCTCTTTGGTTGTGCAGTTGCTCGCAAAGACCACATTGTTGAGATTACCATTAAATAGTATATCTCAACTATAAAGCCTCCTCCCAAGCGGAGGGGGCTTATTTTAAGATAAGGAGATAATAATGCTTATAGAAGCAATTAAAAAACTTGAGGCTAGCGGCTTTGTAGCAACATACACAATGACGAGTGTTAAATTCGCTAAACCAGGCGGCGAAATAGAGGCAGAGATTAACACTGATGCCCCAATCAGGAGCTGGGCAAATAGCTCAGTATTGCGCGCCCTTTCAGAGGCTGGTAAACATGGTGTTGAGGTGTTCGCCGAGATAGTGTCTAAAGACAAACTCAAGATGCCCGACCTGTTTATCCTAGATACTGATAACGGTATGATTCAGCTTGGCGATACTATTCGTTTTACAAAGACAGACCCAACTGTGATGACTAATAAACGGGTCGACTTTGTGCGCCTACGTGTAATCGGTATGAATCCTAAAACTTATAAGGTGAATTAACTATGACAAAATGGGTAAATAACAGTGCATGGAATGCGTTACTAGCAAAAATAAATACTGCAAATAAAGTGCTAATCCTTCCGTCTTACGCGAACGATTATAATACTGCTAATAGTCAAAAACTAGGCGAAGGCTCGTATTCTACGTCGTCTCAAACATTCCCGACGGCTGGCGAGCGAGTGGTGACACTTAACCCGGCAAACAACCTCAGCATTACAAAAACAGGCACGGCTACTCACGTTGCATATGTTAACGGCACTGAGATGCTATTTGTAACCGACATCGCAGGACAGGCAGTGACTCAAGGCGGCACAGCTAACCTTACCGGAGTGCAATTGAAGGCAGAGGATATCTAATATGGAGGACAATAAAAGAGTGCGCCGCATTGCAGAAATTGCAGAGGAACGCGGACTCCGAGTATGGTTTAGTTTCGCAGTATGCCATATCCACAGAATGTATGGCCCTGAGATAGCGCATTTTGAATTAGACGACCAACAGCGATATTGGGTATCGGCTGAATTTTTATACGCTATTTCTGGCGATCATTTTCGTGAGGTAGTTGATCATATGGGTTACTTAGCGTCTAATAAGGGTAGTCAGTCGCGAGGAACACTGTATGCACTAAAAGATAAGAGGGGCAGTTGGTTTTCGATAAAAGAACTTAAAGATGGCAGCGGTGTTGATACTATTGATAAGCCAGCACTAAACGCCTTGTATACACGCAAGGGCGCTGATCGCATGGCAAAACGCTATGATGTGGCGTATGATTGCTATATCCAAGAGATAGACCAAGACAATATATCTAGACGCTCTATAGACTGGGAAAATAAAACTACCGACGACGATTCAAGTGGCCAGAGCGGCCAAAATAACCCTAGCGGGAACAATAACAACTTCTTTAGAACAGACTTTTAGGAGACTATATGGCGAACAATATGACAATCGGCTTTCTAGCCGCCGCTATAACAGACGAGAATAGCACTATTGATATAGATGTTGCATATAATCAGTTTTTTCCTAGCGCTCCATTTTATATAACTGTCTCACCAGCAGACGAGGTTCCCACCGCCCTTAACTCGGAAATTATGGTTGTCATGGCGCGTAACGGTAAAACTCTCTCTGTTCAGCGCGGGCAACGCGATATCGTCTCTAAGTCACACAAGAAGGGTGCACTAGTGTACCGGGGCGTCTACTATGAAAACCTCCTACATGTCGGCGACATTGTAATGACACTTAACGTCAACCCGATTCCTGGCAGACTACTACTTAATGGGCAGGGTGGGTATAGTAAGTGGGATTATCCGTTGTTATATGAGCATATCAGGAATAATCCGCGGTATGGCATAATCTCTGGGGATACATTCACACTAGCAGATTTTCGCAGCAGATTCCCACTTATAGCTGGCGGAGTTGATTCTGTTGGTGTATCTGGAGGCAGTAATACTATACGGCTAGCCCCACAAAACTACCAAACTAACACATGGATGAGTCAGAAGATGAGCCCATCCGCCAATCCGTCTGGTGCGATTAAGATGGGGGGGGATGTAGGTTTTCACCTCCACGGGGTAACAAACACACCAAGTGATTCATCTAAGAATGTTCCGCTTGAGTGGCGGCCACAGTATATTGCCCTAAACTTTGAAATTGTAGCGGGGTAGAATATGCTCGTAGTTGCAGATTGGAGAGACTTACCCAGCTTAGTACACAAGGATTATTGGCCTAACGGAGAAGTATCACCAGGAAGGTCTGGGCTCGATGCTAGTTCCACTAGTTTTGCAGTGCACTATGCATCCCTTACGCCGGTTAAAGGGCAAAGCGATGTAGAACTGCTCGCTAAAGTCAAGATAGATACACTCGTTGCGAAGCAGGGGCTGCTCGTTATTCGCGGTAACGTTTTCTTCGATCGACAACAAAATCGCAATCGCGACTCGGGATACATCGTGGCCTATCAACAGGGTGTCGATGGCTTGACCTACTTAAAGGTAGACTATGCAGATGGTACATTCAATCAGGCTATTGGCGTCGATAAACCGCTAGAGTGGAACTGGGTGCGATTTAGCGTAAAAGGCTCAGATATCAAAGCTAAAGTCTGGGGCGACGGACAAGTAGAGCCGGGATGGCAGATAGTTATCAATGACACTTACTGGCCAGCCGATAGTAATGGTTCGGTGGGTATAGCTCACTTTAGTGGCGGTACTGTAACATACAACTACATCTCGGCCTCTACCGATGACAGGCCAGCCCCAAAACCCGGTGAATACATTGATACGTATGTAAACTCAAAGCCCGAACCTGAGATAGGCTACTGGGGCGCGCCGGGGCTACGTCCATTAGGCGCAATACTGCCGGTAAAAAATACACCCAAGGTTTATACGCTATCGCCTCAACGTGCCACTGAACGCCTGACGATGCAGAAACCAGCCTTAATAGTTGAAGGCCCAAAGTATAGCCTTAAAGGTAGCCGTGGCTGGGTGCATCTTGTATTCAAAAAACAGCCGACACTTACCTATATACCGCCGAAGCCCGGTGAATTGCGCCCCGCTCAAGTCGTAGAACGTTTAACTATTAAACCGCCTACGTTGTCCCATACAGGCCCAATATACGCCCTGAGGCCGTCTAGGGCTACCGAGAGGGTATCTATATCATCTCCAACTCTAACGGCTCATACAGCGGCTCTCATGCAGCCTGAGAGGGTAAATCTAAGGGTCGGCATTAGTAGTCCGAATGTTATATTTATACCGAAGCCCGAGGTCCTGGAGCTGAGACCATCTCCAGTCCTTATGCGGCTAACAATAACGCGGACTAATAGCTTATTAGATCCAAGCGCATACAACATTGAATACAAACAATATAAGCCCGATTACGTAGGTATAAAAGCGTACGAAGGTGGAACATTAAACATTGACCGATACCGCCCTGATACAATAGAGACGGGCAAGATCGATAGTGTCGAACTAAAGACAAACAGATATAAGCAAATAGTAATTAAATAGGAGAATACAATGGAGAATATCGGTAAATTTAGCGTGAGCAACGTTGTTGATAGCGCGCCAAGCGGTAGCCTCGGCGTAGTGCTCGTGCCGAATGGCGGCAGCTACTCGATGGCAGCTACGTCGTCAACTGGTGGCGGCGGCGGGGGCCAGGGTGGCAACGTGCCGAAGCTCGGCGAAAGCGACAGCGCATGGGTCGAGCAATCTACCACCAAAGGTACATGGATGTATCGTCGATATAACGGCGTGCTATTCCTTAAGCCAAAGGGCCAATATAGTGTCGTGGGAGGCTTGACCGCGGGCAATAACACGGTGTTCCAGATTCCTCAACCGTATCGCGACAATATCGAGACCGCCGCAGGTTCGCTTGTCAACAACTCAACCAAGCGTGCGGATGGCTCAACTATCTTGATTGACAACCTCGGAAACGTTACAATCAGCGCGGCTGCAGCCGGCGCTTACGTCGTGCCAACTCTCGCTATCCCTTATTCGGCATTGGGTTAGGAGTTTAAATGACACTCGCCGATTTACGCAAGCGGGTGATGATAGATAAGCTGGATGATGAAGACTATGAGCCAGAAATCATTGACAACTTTCTGAATGACGCCCAGCGGGATATATTCAACCAATTTGAACTGCCATTTATGGAAAAGATCTTTATTGGTGATGTACCCGCTGGTACGTCTATCATTAAGTTGCCCGATGACGTTAGCAAGGTAGAGATGCACGCAATGAGCGGTGTACAAAACTTCTTTCAAATGAAGTGCGAATACCGCGATTTCTTTATGCGCTTTGCGGACGCAATGAACAATAAGCCACATGCGCCCTACTACTGGACTGAATACGCCGGCAATATTCTATTAGACGCCCCAACCGATAAAGAATACAAACTATACACGTATTACTACAAGAAGCCAAACATAATGGCCCAAGATACTGATAAGCCCGATATCCCCGAAGAGTTTACCGAGCTGCTCATTCTTGGCGCTCTCCGTCGCGTACATGACCGTAACGAGGATATTGATCTATCCACTCAGGTGGAGAACCAGTACCAAGCTCAATTGCAAGAGATGGTTACTCGCTTTGGTATGCGCGATGCTTTTGGCCCTGTTAAGATGCGTAATTTACAAATATAGGAGGATGAATGGCGCAGCAAGTTAAAATTGCTACCCAGCTAAATCTAGGAGGTATCGACCTTGTTACGCCAGTCGACCTTCTCCAGGAGGGTAAGAGTCCTTTTAGTAAGAACTTTCGCCTCCAAGCCCAACAAAAGGATTCCCGCCGCGTGGCCGTGTCAACTAGGCGCGGCCATTCTTTACATATGGAGCCCTTAGGCGAAGCGCAATCGCTTGGCAATGCAGCTACCGTCACTCAGCGGTTTAAGATAAATAGAGACAACGCTTTTCTTTTGCAGCCGTTTACCGCTAACGTTGACCAACGTATTACCCGCCTTGACATTGATGTTAAAAACCCCGGCGGCGCTACTGGCCCAATAATTGTAGAGATACTAGAGGACGCAAACGGCTTACCGGGCAACCGCCTATCAGTAAGCTCATTCCTTAACGGGGACATCGGCGATGAAGGCAATTGGGTATCCTGTCGATTTATTAACCCGCCGAAGATCAAGACGAGTAAGAAATACTGGATTGCACTCAAACCCCAGGATGACTCACTTAAGTGGTATGAGATTGGCCTAGTTAATAGTGCACCCGAAGCTCGATGGACGTCTGCGGCCTGGACAGTGAACACCCCCATTACCGGTAAGATGCTACGCTATAGGCTATTTACAGCGCCTGAGAAAAAGCTCAAGGGTGCGTATCGCTTTAACCTAGACAATCGCAATAACCGTACTGTAGCAGTATATGACAATACTCTCTATTATGCAGATGAAGCAGCCAGTAAATGGCGCGAGATCATGAGCGGCCTATCGTCAGAAGCTAGCGAATATAGCTTTGCCAATGGTGACGGTAAAATGTTTTGGGTCAACGGCCATGATGAGCTACGCTACTGGGATGGCACACCACCTCAAGACCGCACCAATATTGTAGATAACGGCAATTTTAGCTTACCAAGCGTGCGGTGGCAGGGTAGCGTTACGCGAGATACGACAGTATATAAGTCAGCTCCTGCATCGCTCAAGATTACAGGCGGTGGACAACGTTACACTAAGAGTGATATTCAACTCACTAAAGGCAAACGATATAAGATTAAATTCTCGTCCGTTAGCGCGGCTGGCACGTCTCAAGTATTCGTAAGTGTCAATACTCAACTACGCCCAATTGCAGGCTATCAAAAGCAGATGACAACAACATGGGACAACCACGAGTTTTATTACTGGCCCGAACTAGATGTTACAAGCCTTGAGTTTGTCTCAACTGGCGAGGACTTCTGGATTGATGATGTAGAGATTATCGATACCGGTGTGGGACGTGTTGTAGACACTGAACTGCCTGTACTACGCGAGGTGATGTTCCACAAAGACCGTATGTGGGGTGTTGTAGCTGGCCTACCTAATACGATTAGGTTCTCAGAAGCTCCTGGCAACCCAGCATGGGATCCAACTGGTAAGATACCAACTAAGCCAAGTGAGCAATGGTACAACGAATGGCGAAGCACAAGTTTCTTTACTATCCCGCGGCCATTTAATGGTTCGCCAGTAGTTAAGCTTTGTTCATTCCAGGACAACCTTGTTGTCTTTACCCAGGACGGTAAGTATATTATTAGCGGGTATGATGAAGCATCATTTAACATGCGGCAATCTACCGGCTTTAAGGGCGCTATTGCACGGCGCGGAGTAGTCCAGGACGAGAACGCAATCTACTTTGTAGGTGACGCCGGGCTGTTTATGTTTAATGGCTCAAGCGACGTTCGTATATCAGATGCAATCACCCCGTTAATTGATGGGTGTCCTCGCATTACTGAGATTGATGCCACTAAGTATAAAGATGAGATACGCTTTTACTTGGCCTCTAATGGTTCGACAGTTAACGATACCTGTATTATCTACAATAAGCCATTAAAGGATATCGAATACGATACTGGCGTCTACGGAGACCGCGCAATCTACTACGATGATGCAGACGACCGTGGGCAGCTCGCAGTGTTCAACTCTTATGTGGGGATGAGCTATTACGCTGAAACACAAGTTTACCATGATATGGGCGCACCAATCGACTTTGAGTACCGTTTCAAGTACGATAGTATGGGCAGCCCAATGCAACGTAAGCGCCTTAAGCGTTTTTACCCAATCTTTCAAGGTGTTGACTCTACCTTTAAAGTGGGGCTCGCAATGGATAAAGACTTCGCCGATGCGCCAAAGATTAAAGAACAGGTGCTATCTGTTAACGGTGCAAGGTGGGGACAATTTAAGTGGGGTGACGGTACACTCTACGGTGGTAGTAAATCGTTTAAACCAAAGCGACAAAGCTACTCAGGGTACGCACGATACTGGCAACTACGCGTATTCCGCAATGGTGTAGAAAACCGCGTGGCCTTTGTTGGTGCACAATTTAGTTATAAAGCAAAGAGGTTATAAATGGGATTAATTAGTTATTCACAATTACAAGATGGTACTGAGGCGGTGGCAAACGACCTCAACAACCGTTTTGGTACTATCTACAATGAGTTTAACGGTAACATTGATGCCGCTAACCTCAAAAACTCGGCAGTGACTCGTGAGAAGATCGCCGACAATTCAATTACTAAGGACAAGCTAGCCCTCCGCCAGTATATTGACGACAACGGCTGGACAGTAACGGACATGGGCGGTATCAAGACCTATAGCCGTACCATCCCCGTAACAGGCACTCAGAACGACCATAACGGCCCAGGGCACGTTGGCTTGCTCATTGAAGCCAGCGGACGCCGTGCAGGACTTGGGAGCTTCCCCGCACCGGTAGGTCGTACGATCGACAATATCATCGTTACTTGCACCTATTTCGGCCATTACTCAGGCCACCTAGTAGTAAACGGCGAGAAGCGAGATGGCAAGATCTTTATCTCAGGCGGTAATATCTTCCCCTGGAATCTCTCATTCGACGGTGAGGTACACGTCCAGGTAACGGAGAAGCTGTAATGTTGTCTCTTATTCAGCTAACGCCTGGCATGGATGATGCGACATTAGTTAATACGATTAATAAGAACTTTGAACAACTCCAAAATGAGTCACGGACTAAAACAAGTAAGGACTCAACGGGGACGCGCCGGCTTCTGATCGGCCGCCCCGTTAATGGGGATCATGACATTATCGCAATCACTATTCCCGGTAAAGATGTTGTAGAGGAAACTACAGTACGATGATCAACCCGGACAACTTTATATTCCATAGCGATTTCTGGTATCCGACCGACTTTAAAGAGGGCAGCAAAGAGCTTGACGTTAGCCTTCCTACGACTACCGCGCTTGACGATATAGAGGACGGCGACTACTTTAGCGCATGGCTAGAGTATCCGAACCAACCCTGGATATATGGGCGATCACCATATGACCAATTCAATGTATTCGCAGAGAATGGCAAGCTCTGGTTTGCTAAAGCCCCTCAGTTCGGCGGCGCTCGCTTTAAGGGTACGGTACATTATAGGATATACCATAGAGACAAAAACTTCCTGTTTAGATCAACCGGTAAGTGTGAGATAATTGCTAAACGATTAACCGGCACAATGGACATGACACCAGGCAGTAACGTCTCAATACTTGAGATACCATCCGGGCTATCTGGTAAATATCTAGTTCGTGGCACTTATGTCTTTAGGGGCGTACGAGGTTTGGTGGACTCATCAGCTGGCCCAATCTCCCTTTATACGACCTATGATCATGGCGCAAACACTATTAAGCTGAATGCAACAATGGAGCAAGCGGCAGTACACGGTGAATTTCTCCAGTACGATCTACAGCTCATACCAGTAAAAACAGATCATCCATGGGTGTTTCACTCAGACAAGTTTGCCTTCTGCTTGCCTCGTGTTATAGAGACTCAAATACGCGTACAAGGAGTAGCCCCGGCTAGAACAAAGTGGCGCATCCGTGGGGAGTCGTTCGACATCCCGGGTAATCGCCAAGCTTATGACTACCTTACTCGCCACTCGATTAATACAAGGTGGCAGTCTCGCGGGGCTGGTATGAACGGAGGCCTCAACTTCTTGGGCTTCCTAGAGATTACACATGATAAAATAACCCCGATAGTAGAGGTCGACAACTCATCATACGGCCAGCCTACTGGGATAGATTCAGGGTACTTAATGTTTCGCATCTACGAGTATCAGAATAATATTAGTTAATGGAGATAGACGATGGCAACAGCGCCTAAAGTTCAAACAATCCAAGAGTCGATCGGTGACTTAAACCCCGCTTATGAAGGGTCGCGCAATGTCATCAATCAACAAATCGGCAACCTAGGGCAAAAGTATGACGCCCAACGTGCCGGTATTTATGCAGCCCGCGGTAACGCCTATAACGCAATCAACAACCAGGCGACAGGCAGAGGTTTAGCATTTAGTGGTATTCCCGCCCATGAGCAGGCTCGCTACGAAGCTGAGAAAACACTCCCCGCTTTGATGCAAGCTGACTTTCAGCAAAACGATGAAGGCCTACAACTCCAAGGGCGGCTAGCCGACCTAGACAAAGAGCTACGTACAAATGCACTAGGCCGTGTAGACCGTCAACAGTCTGACCTTAACAACTGGAACCAAATGCTTGCCGGTCAAGAGTTTACTGCAGGCGAGAATGAGAAGAACCGAAACTTCCAGCGCAGTGAACGTGAAGCAACCCAAGCATTTACCGCTAGTCAAAACGCCCTTAACCGTGCCCAGCAGGCAGCCTTAAGTGCGGCGCGTTACTCGGGTGGAGGTGGCGGCGGCGGTGGCCGCGTAAGCTATGCACGAGGTGGTGGCGGAGGCGGAAGCCGAGCCATTAACCCGAACGCAGCAGCCCAGGGTATTATTGCAGGCGCTATTCAGTCTAATAGACCAATTAGCCCTGCAGTATTCCAGTTGGCACGCGATGCATACCGAAGCGCAGGCGGCAATACGAGCCAGTTCGCAAGCGACTTCTGGAAATATGTGCCGCAGAACCAACGCGGTGGCGATGCATGGAAAGCATATTATTACGGATAAGAGAGGAGATAATAAATGACTGAAGATGAATGGAAGCAAATCTATGGTGGACGATGGAGTGCGCCCAGAAAAGACGAAGAGGGCAACTACACCGATAATGGCTGGAACCCCGATAGTTCGCTAACCTATGAAGAGGAGCAAAAGCAACAACAGGAACAGAAACGCCAAGAGGAAGAGAAGAAAAAGAAAGAGGAAGAGGAAAAGAAGAAAAACGATTGGCTCGGTAATGGCCTTAAATGGCTTGGTGATACAGCTAAAGGCGTAGGCGCAGGTATTCAGCAAGGCGCAGGTAAGCTCGCTAGCGCAGTAGTGGATACCGGAGAAGCCGCGGCCCTTGCATCAAACCAGATTGTAAACGCATTCGACCAAGACACTAACGCAAAAGCCGGTAAGGCTATCATGGACACTGCCGAGAATGCCCGTAAGTGGATCCGCGACCAAAAGGATATTACTGGTAAGAATATTGAAGATACCACCAAGGCGAAGGAAGCCGGTGATCGTATCGGCCAAGGTAAGGGTGATGCTCGTGATTGGGCGACTATTACTGGTGACGCCCTCGATGCGGCTAGTACTGCTACTGGCTTTCTTAACCCTACTCGTCTAGCAGTAGATGGCGCTGAACTTACCGGTAAAGCATTAGCTGGCCAAATTGCTAAAGAGGTGGCCGCTCAAGGTGGCGCAAACGCCGCTCAAGGCTTCTTACAAGAGTATGGCAAGACAGGTGACGTTGATAAAGCCCTTCAAAAGGCCGGCGAGCAAGCTGCTACTGGCGCAATCTTCCAGGGTAGCCTCGAAGGTTTAGGTTACGGCATCGGCAAACTCCGCGGCAAAGGCGTAGAGGACGCGAATTTGCGCAATACCGACGACGCTGTAGAGGCCCCTACAAACGCTAAAACTAGCGAAGATGGGTTAGATATCAACTCAGACACTAAAGCCGCTGAGAACGCCTCTCATGAGCTTACAAGCGATGTTTCTGTGCAACCTGAGAGTCGTTATGCGGGGCTAAGCAACGAAGAGCTAAATAAAGCTAGCGCGCTAGACCCTCAAAATAAAGAGATTAACGCCGAACTATACCGCCGACAATCAGAAGAGCTAAAAGCCCAACGTGAGGCTGAATCTCTTAATCGTGAGCGAAACCCATTAGACGACATTAACGACGAAGTGAATGGCCCTAAAAGCCCCGAGGAGATTGCTAAGCTTAATCAAGACCTCAAGCCAGGTGAAACGCCTAAAGGCTTGACCGAGCAAGAGAAGATGGCCTATGAAGCAGACCCCGAATTTCGTAAGCAAGTTGACGAGAAGCTAGCTCAAGCTAGGAAGGACTTTGAAAACAACGGCCTACCTAACGATAGCAAGACGGCTCAAGAGTACCTTGACAACATCGATAATGGCAAGACAGATGGTTTACCCGATCACGTATTCCGCGAGCGAGAAGGCGTTGAGTCTATCGGTCAAATCCTCGGTGATGAGCAAATGCCGAAAGAGGTGCGTAACGCAGCCGTGCAAGCAGCCGATATGGGACGCGAGATCGATGCCAAGCTTGAAACCTTGATGAACGACAACACTTACAACCAAGCACATGCTCAAATGGATGCAGCCTATAAAGAGCGACTCGCAGCCGTTAATGATATGCCTGGCCCACGTCAAGAGATTGAGCGCCAACGCCTAGATGAGCAGTACACTAAGGACTTGCAGGAGCTAGAGGAGACTCGCGCGCGTGACCTCCCTCAAGTGCAAGAACTGAACGCGATGAAGCAGCGGGTAGACGAGCGGGCTCAGGAGATAGTAGCAGATACTAACGAGTTAATCCATAGCGACCCAAAGACCTTCCGCCAAGTAGATGAGACTAAGCTTGCTGAACATCGCCAACTGGCCGAGCAAAATCTTGCAGAGGCTAACAAGTACGACGGCAAGACTACCTACGCATTACAGGAGGTGTCAAAGGCCCAGAATCCAGACGAGTTAAAGATCGCCCTTGAACGTAACGGCGAAACCCTTAAGAAGGAACTAGCTAACCAGCTAGACGTCAAAGACTTTGAGCACGCCAAGGAGAGTATCAGCAAGATCTCAGACACTCAGATGGCCCTGGCTCGTGTTACTTCCCCAAGCGTCCTATTCGATAAGGGTGGACTCAACACCGAAAGCGCCGGACTATTTAGTGAACTGGTAAACGGTACAGGCCGTGCGGCTGTTGAGGGTGAACAAATCGCCAACCGACTAAGCGGTATCCAGAAGGCTCTCGGTAGTGATGCAAAGAAGCCCGAGGTAATGGACAATATTGTTGATTACTTGGAGGGTAAAGTCGAGACCCTAAACGTTCCCGGCCACGAGAAAGCAGCTAAAGAGATCCGAACGATGCTTGACGAGGTAAAGCCCTGGCTTAAAGAGAACGGCTACGGCACGATTAATGACTTCTACTTCCCCCATATGCGAGAGAACGATCCCAAAGGTTTAGCTAATCTATTTGATGAAAGCCAACTAGCTAAGGGTGAGCTAGGTATCGGTTCGCTTAAGTCTCGTAAGAAAGGTGACGAAGAATATAGCAAGGATGTATGGAAGGTGCTCGGTGACTACTTTAACGGTATTAACCAGGCCAAGAACATTGAGCCATCTCTCCGTAAGATTGAGAGTGTTAGTACTCAGCTCAAGTTGGCGGCAGATGAGCATAAAAACTTTGAAGCCTACGCCGGATTCCTCGATAACTACATCAACCAGATAAAGGGCAAGAACCAAAGCAATATCGAGAAGGCTTTCGATGCTCAGTTTGGCCATAACGCGTTTAAGAAATCTACCGGTGCTATCCGGGCGGTTAACGCAATGGCTACGCTTGGTTTGTCTCCGCTTACTGCACTCCGCCAGATGACCCAGGAGATCGCCACCGTTGGTAATCTTAACCCCAAGTGGGCAGGTGTCGGTATGGTGAATGGTGCACGTATGCTCGCAAGTAAAGAAGGTCGCAAAGAGCTTAAACTATCCGGCGTCCTCGATGAGGGCACTGGCCTTAAAGATCTTAAAGGCTTAACCCAAAGTAAGGCCGGCAAAGCGTTTGACAAGGTATCTGATGGGCTCATGTCGATGGTGTCTACGATGGACAACATTATGCGCGCCCAAGCCTACGCCGGCGCTAAGGCTAAGGGTCTCAAGCTCAACGGCGCTAAGTGGGAGCGATGGGCTAATGAAGCTGGTTTAACTGGCCAGGCGGCTCAAGACTTTGTGCAAAAGAAAGCAATGGAGTACGGCACTAAAGCGACAGTTGATACTCAGTTTATCACTAGTAAGGTAGATGCACCCGCGGCCTTTAACGGGCCAGGGATGCGAACCCTTACCCAGCTGGCGACCTTTGACGGCAAGCAAGCTGGCTTCCTTATTCGTATGGGTCTCAAACCCATTAAGGATGTAAAGAACGGCAACTACCGACTAGCGGCTAACGATATGGGCAAACTTATTGCAATGGGCGCTACTGCATGGGGTGTGCAGGCAACCCTTGGCCAATTCATCGGCATGAAGGAGACTGACCATATCCCATTCTACGACCAAATCCAGGCCTGGACAAATATCGAAGGCAAAGACGAGAAAGGCTTCGAGCGAGACCAAAAGAATAAATTCCGCCGCTCACCTGCAATGACTCTCCTATTCGGTGACGGCAACAAGAATCCAGGACTTCTCGGCGCACTAGCTAAGAAAGACAAAGGCGAAGGCGTCAAAGAGTTTTGGGATAAGAACTGGCAGCTTATAGTGCCCGCGGGTACGCAAGCTAAGCGTACAACTGAGGGTATTAAGTCAGTTGAGGAAGGTGTTGTGAAGAACGATAAAGGTAACACCCGCTTTGTGCAAAACCAAGACCAAGGCAATGCTCTTAAGGCGGCAATCCTTGGTAAGTACACCACTGAGAATGGTCAGAAATGGCTCAAAGAGGGTAGCTTTAGTGCGGTTAAAGAGTCTCAGCAACAAAAGATTGAGAGTCTAGAGTCGTCAAAGGAACGCGAACAGGCTACCGAGTACTTCCAGCGTACCAATAAGATACCCAGCCGTAAAGAGGCTTATGACAACGCGAAACAGGCGCTCCAGGAAGGCAATCGCAACAGAGCCCAGTCTATTATCAGCGAGTATAATAGCAAGGTGAAGGGGGCTTACGACGGCTTTGAGTTGACGAGCGAACAACGAAAGGCTACAGCCCAGCGCGAAATACAGTTAAACCGAGTCGTCAAGTCCTCTAAACAAAAACATAAGCAAAAATCTGGATGGTAGAATTGTGGCAGAGAATGAAACAATGAACCGGTGGGAGGTCAAAGAGGCCATTCAGCAGGCTATAGACCTCCACGAAACCCGCAAAGCTGCGACATATGTTCCGGTCTATGCGCTCGACCTATATAAGAAAGACATTGAGGCCCGAGTAAAAGACCTAGAGGATGACGCAGCGGAAGCAAGAGATAGAAACCGTTGGCTATTCCGCCTAGTAGTAGGTGCAGTGATTACGTCGTTTATACCGATACTCATTGCCCTACTCAGCCGCGGCAGTGGAGGGTTGCTGAGATGACCATTATTAAGTCGACAATAAGCTGGCTTCGACGAGATAAACTGTTAAAGATATTGTCTTTAATGATGGTACTCAGCTTGGTTTTTAGCGGCTATACACTGTTTAAAAGCCTCACCCTCCAGCCGGGCCAATCGGTGACTATCTCGGGCGGTGCTAAAGTAGAAAAACCAATAACTAGCATTACTAATGCCCAGGTTGACAAAAACGGTGATCTCGTCGTCTATTACTCAAGCGGCGAGTCCCGTAATGTCGGCCAAGTACTAGGCTCTAATGGTAGGGATGGGAGAACCCCCTCAAATGGTGAGATACAAGTAGCGGTTAAAGCTTACTGTTCAACTAATAAATGTTCTGAATCCCCCACTAGCGCCCAAGTAATGACGGCAGTAGCTAGTTACTGTGATAGTAGTAAGTGTAAAGGCACAGATGGCAAGAGCGCGAGCGATGACCAAGTCGCAGTAGCTGTTGCTAAATACTGTGCAAGCGGTAAGTGCAAGGGTGACACCGGCGCAGCTGGAGTTGATGGCGTGAACGGTGCTAATGGAATAAACGGCCAAAACGGCGCGGACGGTAAGAGCCCTATACTTAACTGTGTAAATATAAAAGACAACTCGGGTAATCAAACATCTTGGGTGGCCTGGAAATATGAGACCGAGCAAGACTCGGCCTATAGGCGCATGTACAAGATAGCTGGTGACTCGACCTGTATTAATATCTAGGAGAATGAATGGCACTAGCAGCTAATGCTCAAGATTGGGCAAGCCAGCGTATTGGGATCTTCTTCCCAGCTGGAGAATCAGACAATAGCCAAGGCTATTTAACCGGGCAATGCGTAAGCCTCATTAAGTGGTTCCTCGCCGAGATGTGCGAGAAGATACCAGAGCCATTTCGGGCACGTGGCCATGCCAAGGACTTCGGCAACGCTTTGGTAGCAGAAGGTCTAGCCGATCAAGTAGGTGACCTTAAGCGGGGCGACATCCTCGTTTGGCCATACGATGGTGGTGGCTACGGCCATATCGGCATTTATATGGGTGATGGCACAGTGTTCGAGGAGAACGTCGCCGCGAGTGGCCAGCGCACTGCTAACTTCGGCGCAGGTATTGTATACGCCGCTGACGTTGACCCTATTAATGCGGGTTGGCGAGTAGGCGGTTACAACATCTACCGCGTCCGCACTTACGTTGAGAACATCGTAGCCCAGCGTGATCGTAGCGATGAAATTAACTTCCTTAACGGTTTGTATCGCCAAATCCTTGATCGTAACGTTGACGAGGGTGCTATTACTCACTACCTCAAGCAGATCGATAGTGGGTGGAATTGGGAGCAAATCAAGCAAGACCTCTTGGCCTCAGCTGAGGGCCAACAAGTACAAGCCCGACGCGTGGAGGAAGCTAAAGCTAAAGCCCGCGAATTACAGGCGGCGTTTGATAGCGAGACTAATGAGATTAAGTGCCTCTACAAAGAGATCCTAGAGCGCGATGCAGATGAAGGTGGTATCGAACACTACCGTAACCAAATACGCAATGGCTGGAACTGGCAGATGGTTGCAGATGACCTACGTAATAGCGATGAGTATAAAGAGCTACAGCGCATCAAAGAGACTCCCGCGCCCGAGATTAAACATGTTGAAGATCGCGCAGCCGTCCCAGCGCCAGAAGCCGACTTGTCGGGTGCGTCGCGTAGCGCAGAGATTGAACTAAAAAAGCACGTAGAGCCTACTGAGTCCGATGGAACGCGCCCGCAAGAGCGGCCTCTAAGCCCCTCTGAGCAGCCTAAAGACGAAGATAGTACAACTATACTAAAAGATATTAGAAACCTCTTACAGAGCCTCCTAGAGGCCTTTAAGGGTATTTTTAAGAAGGACTAACCATGGAAGCATTGAACCTATTTATTATCCCCGCAATTGTTAAGGCATTTGACATGCTGAATAAGAAAGAATGGGGTGGGCTTGGTAAGCTCATCCTTGCAGTTGCCACCGGTGCAGCTGCTGGGTATCTCGGCTTTCAAGGCCTTGATATCTATAGCGGTATCGCACTTGGTCTGCAATCGGCAGGTATTGTAACTGTCGCAGCTAAGGCTAGCAACAAATAAAAGAAGCCCCCAGTTATTGGGGGCTTTTCTTATTGGTTTTGTTTGAATAGCGCCAGGTCTAGCAAGTGCTTCTGGTACTCATCCAGTGCCTTACGCTCAGCGATAAGTAGCTGCTCTTTGTTAGAGAGTAGTACGTGTTGGCGGGCAAGCTCAACCGAATCAGCGTTTGACTCCTCGAGTACTTCAACCCGGGCCTTGCACCATTTAAGTTGTTCAACGAGCTTGGCGTTGTCGATTTCAAGGTTTTTAATCCTATTCTTCAGCGCCTTGTCGATTACGTTTTTCAAAATATTCATCTGCAATCTCCAATATGCGTTCATCACTTAAGTATTTAATTATCGTCATATCCTACCACCAAAGTGGGGCAAGTAAACTTGTCCGCGTCATTAAAGTTATCTACAATAGCATACTTGAGGTCTCCCTCTTTAGGTACTTCTCGCGCCCAGTAGTCGATAGGATCCTCGCCGTAGTGTTGACGAACCTCATCATAAGGAAAGCCGCGCTCATCTAGGTCTTTAATAACGCTACCGTCTGGGTCGTCGTCTACGTTGCATACTGACACCCGGTAATCATGCGCCATCAACATTGCCGCGATATGCTCAACGGCCGGGTTTGTTGTTGTTCGATAATCAATTAATACAGTTTCCATTTTACTGACATCCGAAGCACGCGAACTTCTCGGCGGGGTCGACAATCTCGCCATTCACTACGCGTCGCTCTTTGTTATTTGATTCAAAGTGTTGTTGCGCCTCTTCAATGATCTTGAGCTTCTCCTCTAGGGTGTCGGCCTCTTCTAGGCGCTTAGTTAAATCTTGCTTATAAGTCATTTAATCGGTCCCCCACTAGTTTAGCGTATCCTGCAATATCGATATAGCTATCTGCATAATAAGGGTCACCGTTAACGATGCGGCCAAGCTTATGGGCAATCATCTCTAGCGTCTCCTTAATGTCATCGTCAAGCGTATCAAGGTCTGCATTTGGGTTAGTAGCCAATGCTGAGTAAAGAATATTCTTAATGGCTTGACTGATAGCCGCGTGGTCTGCGTAGTTACCATAACGCTTACCGCGCTCAGCCGTCACGTCGTCGATGCTTGTCATAGCGTCTCCCTAACGTCGTTAACTGCTTGCTCATATGGTTCACCGCCGATAAGGACAGCAATTACTGCGAGTGTAATCATCACCCCGTAAGCGAGAAACGCCAATACTGCAACGGGGAATGCGAGAATAACGCGTACGTATTCAATTAGTGTTTTCATTATAAAAAGAAATCCTCTTGTTTAAATTGATCCATCGGGTCAGGCTCTGCACCTTTCATAAAGTAATCTAACTCATAACCAAGCTGCTTTTCTATCTTATTTCGACAAGTGGGGCAAATAGTCCAGTCGTAGTCCCAGCTGATAATCCAGTTAGGAGGCAAGAAATCCCGATCTGTTAGCTCCATCTCGCCGCAAACATAACACTCAACATCTCGGCTTAAAGGAGCTTCTCTATTGCTATACATTGACCAATCGCCCCTCCTTCTTTACACTAGCCTCACTCGACCAGCCACCGCAATGCAGACACTTGTAGCGTTGTACACGGCCTGAACGCTTACGGTAGCTGCCATCTTTGCGGATATTGTCGCTTCCACATTTAGGACAGATTCCGTCGATACCTGTATGGTCACCAATATTTGGGTGGTTATGGATCCACGGGCGTAGCTCAGCGTACAGTCCGGCGAGTACTTCAACATCCTTATTGTTGTAGGTCTCCATAACATCCCACGCCTTCTTGTCGTTCTTAATAAGGCAATCGTACCAAACATCGGCATAGGTGCTTTCGGTCTTGCCCTCGCCAAGTAGGAGTTTGCCCAAGCTGTCGAGGCTATTGCTATTAAAGCGTGCAACCGACCGCGCAACCTGTAGGGTATCTACTGTCTTATATGGGCTTGGTGGTGTAAGGTGATGACGAATAAACATCGCATTACTCACCTTTTGGTCAAACCGCCGGCCGTTGTGGGCAACGAGAATGTCTGCTTCGTCGAACAGATCCCAGAGCTTTTTAACGACCTTTTTCTCACTCATATCGCGTTGGCTTACGTGGTGAATACCCTTCTCGCCAAACCATTGATATGAGAAGCACATAATCTCAGGGTCTCGCTCGACCTTTAAGACGTTGGTTTTCCACAGGCCATACGTCCAGCCGAGGGTGGCGCTTACCTCTAGATCGTAAATAAGGATCTTTGGCAGCGGATCAAACTCTTGTTGGCTAATCTTCGTCAAATTCTGCACAAAGCTCCTCCAACTCTATACTTGATAATCGGCTATTAACTAGCCAAATCTCCGCCTTATCGGCAGGTTCATACTCCATTACGGGTATATTCATTAACTCTCTCCTTCCTTTATATCCCCGCCAGCTTTAGGCTAGCGTTTGGACTTGAACAGCTCTATTATTATGCCGGAGCTGTAGACGGCAATATTACCTCAAGTCACGTCTTGAGCGTAAGCCGCAGGCTTACCACCAGTGTTTTGCTTGCCACGAAGCCCAGGCTTGTGCCCAGCCACCGTAGCGACCCTTAGCGTAGGCGTCAGCACCTCGTATATGGCCGGCAATGTTACCTGTGCCGCCCCATTTACCGCAAGGCAACTCCTGGAAGTAGGCACATGCGCCACCATTAGGGTTGACTGCGTTAGGGTTACAGCTTGACTCCTTCTGGGCTATCTGTAGCGCAAAAGGTAGATCGGCCTGTGATATGCCATTAGCAAGCAAGATCGAACTAATGGCTTGGCACCCAGCCGGAGCGGCCGCTTGTACGACAGGAGCTACCGGAGCGGGCGTAATCTTTGTTGCAGCTTCTTTAGCTTGAGCCTCCTGCTGAGCTTTGGCTTCTTGGGCTTTCTTCTCTTCGGCGGCTTTTGCCTCTCGCTTATTCTGCAAGCTGACTTTTAAACTTTGGTTTTCCTTTGTAAGGTTCTCGGCATTCTGCCTTGTCTCGCGCAAAGATGACTCAACGGTCGTCTTCTCTTTTTTGAGCGATTCTACGCGCTCTGAGACACCTTTAAGCGCATTTTTCGTTGTATTAGTCTTTGCCTCCTGGCGGACTAGGTCTTGCTTTACATTATGGTTCGCGTTAAGTGCGATAATGTTCAACACGACCAGCGCGAGTATAGCAGCCGGTAAGGCGTACTTCTTCGCTTTCGTTACTAGGTTTTTACTAATATAACCTCCTATTTAAGTTCTTTGAAGGATCATCCCACGCGCCTCTCTATTGCTCGGCGCCCTGGTATTCCGCAATCTCATCCATTGTATAGCCTCGCTCTAAAAGCTCAACTACCTTTTGTCCGATCTTACTCATATTCTTTTCTCCTTCCTAGTTAGTATACTACACCAACTCATATGGATTGTCTAGCGTAGAATTTACAACACTCCGCATCTCGGCCAACTTAACTGAGGTAAGGCCTAATTGATTTAATACCCTATAGAGGGCGTCTAGCTGAGCGTAGTCTCTTTCCGGCTGTATGGGTGTGTCTATTATCGCCTTGCCGTATGACTCAAATGTCTGTATTACTTGTCGCTTGTTCACCTACATCTCCGATAAAACCCTTAAAAAGTCCCGCGTTTCTTGCGATACAAGCGGCTTCCATCGTTTACTCCCCTTGCGATAGTTGCATTCACCGTGGGCTGGCTGTATATTGAGCGCAGCGAACATATTAGACGCCTCACGCGGCTGTATATGGTCTAATGTGACTTCACTTAAAGGTACGAACTTATTACAGATGCCACATAAGTAGCAGCCGTTATCAAGCGGCGGATTATCTTCTAGCCAGTAACGACGAAAAGCGAGCCATGCCGACTCGCTATCCGTATAATTATCCGGGTTAAATGTATCTAACTTCGACAAGTACACCCTCCTCGTCTTTGTTTACCTTAATGAAATCATCCCCATCAAAGCCTTTAACCCACGACTGGTTGTCGTTAGGCAGTACGCCGGCGTGTTGCATCCCATCTAGTACATACTTACAGCCAAACCGTATATTGTCAAAGTCGTGGCGTCCTGAGTAGTACCAAGTAAACTTTATCCTACAGGGCTTCTCTACTACCGGCTTACCCTCTACCTGTGAGGAGACTAACTCGTTCATTTTCTTTTTAAGAGCAGCGCCTGCAAACCTATTTACTCGGTTGGCGTTATCGTGCTCATTGAGCTTAGCTAGGTTACCATTAATCTTGTAAGATATCATCTAGCATCCTATCTAGCGCTTTCTGTTTCTCTAGCTTCTCCGCTTTGCGCTTCTCTCTATTAGCCACCGACGCCCTGTTGCCTTTGAGGCTAGCCTCTCGGTCGAAGGTATGGGCTGTGCCGCGAGCGTGTGCTAACACCCCTCTTAATCGTGCGCCTTTCATCCTGCCCCATTTCTGGAAGGCTAGAGCAGCCGGTGAGTCTTCTTTACTAGCAGGCACAAACTGTGACTTAACCTTCGGCTTTCCTCTGCGACTGTAGTTCGATCGTGCGGCCTTTGATCGCGTCGATGAGGTCGTGCGTGTCTGCTGAGATTGACTTGAGCCGTTCATACAATACTTTAGCCTCCGCGTATACTTCTTTACTTTTAATATATTGCTCATCCGCGTTCTTTGCTTCCGATGCGGCGGTTACTGGGAACTTCTCTCGGGCCCTTAAGAATGCCCGCGATTTTTCCGTCTCCATCTCACGTTCTGCCTTTAATAGGTTACGTAAGGCGTCCTCTTTAAACTCGGCGAGGTAACCTTTCATTGCAGAAAGTTTAAGGGCGGTGTAACTAAGTACATCCGCCCCTTGTGCCTTAACCCATTGTGCATCAGAAAACTTTTCATTGATGAACATAATGTTCTGAATAATTTTCTGGTAGTCTATCATCTTAACTAGTAATCAAGGTTTGTAAGGTCTGGAGCACTTTCTCCCGGGTCGTTGGCGACATTGCCCTGAAACCGGGCGAGATTATCAAACTTAGCCTCCAATGCGGTTACACGATCCTCAAGTGCCTTATACTTCGCGTCATCAGTTGTTGACTGTTGCTGGGGTGCTTGGTGACCAAATGGCTTCTGCGCCTTCTTAAACTGCGCTTTGCCCCACTGGTTCTTGATCACATCCCCGTACAGGTAGTCGCCTTTGTTGACTGTATTACCCGGCTTTTTAAGGATTTGCATCCACCCGTCTACTGGCTGGTTTTGTACCTTCACCATGTAAACGTGGAACTGATTACCATTAAACTCCTTAACGGTGACTTGCTTAGTGTCGCGATCCTTTCCTTGAAACGCGTCCGTTACTAGCCAATCTTGTGCCATTTATTTACTCCCTTTCTTTTTAATTGTTGGCTTATCACTAGGTTGAACCACTTCAACCCCTAAGTGATCTAAAATCAATGCGACGTTATCCCGCAGCTCGTCAATCGCTACTGTATGGAGCATTTGGATATCGTCAATGTCCTGCATCCAGTCGCCGATGTTATCAAACCCTTTTCGCAAGTTTTTCAACTCTCTTTTGTTGGCGTCGATCTGATCCCAAGCATTGTTGTTGGCGTCTAGCAACTTGTCTACCGTTTTGTCGGTCGCCTTTAGCTTGGCGTTTAACAGTTTATATTTTCCTAGCATTTAGTCCTCCTTTAATGCTTTAGATATATCAACGACATCGTGCTTGTAATGAACCCACGGCCGCTTGCCTTGTACTAGACGCTCAGGATCTAGGTGGTGGATTTGTAGCTCTTTTACATTGATACCGTACTGCTTAAGAATGTAGGCGTAAAAGGATAGCTGTAGCCAGTACTCACCGAGCTGGGTGTTGTCAACATCTTTCTTAAATGGGCTGTCTTTCTCTTGGTAGACACGCTTTGTAACTGAGTCATTCGACTTCCAGTCGTGTATGATTACTGTGTTTTTGTCGACTACTTCTAGCAGGTCGATAGCCCCACAAAACCGTAGGCCCTCATGCCAGATGAACTGCTCAGGTAGATAGTTGCCCGGGCCTAAATCTTCAACGGCGCACTTAACGATATGGGCAAAGAATGGGTTCTTGCTGAATGCTTTGTTCACTCCATCTTTTCCTTTGATCTTATCGCCAACCTTATTGTGGCCGTAGTAAAGCTCAAGCGCCGCGTGTACTGCTGTTCCGTAGCCAGTAGCGATATCGGCCTTCATCTCCCAAGTTTTTTCTACGTCCTCACGCTTAACGTCCTTCTCTCGCTCGTAGTAGTCAAGCACACGTTCTTTGTCTTCATCAGTAAATTGCTTGAAAAACTCACGCGGGAAGCGGCTGCCTGACATGTAGTGAGGCAGATAGATATGACCATTGTCTACGCCTACTGTAATCTCCCGCCCAAGTACCTTAGATTTGTATACGGTTGGGTTCTTCAGGTTCATCGTAGAAGGCCCCTCAGAGGCCGCAGGATCGTTCGTAGCATCGGAGGTGGGTTCTGATGCCTCTTTCTCGTATTTGAGGCAAATATTCATGCCAAGGTTCTTTCCCTTATCTCCGCCGGTAACTTCTGAGATTTTAATCTCTACTTCACGGCCAGCGTCTAAGGCTTCGGCGATGTCTTTATTCTTATCTTTGGCAATATACCCAACTGGATACCATTTACCTTTGATGTTTACATCAACCGCGACAGCGCGTTGATCATATTGGTTTTCAGGCTCTCGCCTAACCCGGAGGTCTTCGTTGCCCTCTAGGTGCGCAAGAATATCTTGGCGGTTTTCAAACGTTGTGCCAACAATCTTGCTGTGGTAATTAACTTCCTTCATGTTTTCAGTATACACCCTAGCAATATATAGGTCAACCCCTAGTGTCATGTAATATTTACAACGTGCTATATTGCTAGTGAGGCCTCACTCCTCTCTCTTTCGCCCCGCTATTCTTGGCGGGGTTTTTTCTTTGCTTGATTTTTGCAGTACTTCATCAATCATCCGCGCCTCATCTGACATTTGAAAAGCCATTTTATTAGCCCCTTTGATGTATAAGCCATCTAAAGAGACGACGCGGCTTAATGCAACATACCCTTGACCTGGCACAAACGCTTCGGCTAAATCAATTTCAGCGGCATCTAGTGTCATCCCCTGGCTTTTATGGACAGTAATAGCGTATGCAAGCCTTAGTGGTATCTGGGTAACTGCACCAAGCGTGACGCCTTCATTGCTAACCTCCCAGGTATCGGGATTTACGACAACCTCATTGCCGTGGAAGTCTACAACTGGCAGCCCATCCTCTAATGCGACAACCTTACCGAGCGATCCGTTATGGTACAACCCTTCGCTATTGTTCTTGGTGGCAATGACAGGTGCGCCGACTTTTAGCTCGAGCAGTTCCGGGCTCTGTATCGACCCCTTTAAGCCGTTAATGATATTAATGTCGCCCTTCTCGGTCATCATATAAAAGATAGAATCACCTTTAAGTTTGCTCAACTGGTTGGCGTTTTCTCTGTCCACTTTCCTATTAAGGGAATACAGCCGCGGTACTTGGCGATTAGGCTTAACCATCCGACTCTGTACAAGTGCTATATGACGCTTAAATAGTTTGCCGCCGCGGACTCCCTCAAGCAAATCGCGTAATCGGTCATCCTTTTGTCGATACACCTTAGTAAGGTAACAGCTTCTAATGTTAAGTTCGTTCCATACCTTGCTGTTGGTAATGAACTTGCCTTCAACCGGTGGTAACTGATAGAAGTCACCGCATAAGATAAGCTGTATCCCACCAAATGGCCGGTTATCATTACGCGCCCACCTAAGTACAGTATCTAGCATGTCAAATACAAAGTCGGGCATCATACTTACTTCGTCTATTACAAGGGTGGCGGTAGTTTGAAATTCTTTACGCTTTTTCTTACTAATAGTAAATTGCCAATCATCTGGCAGCTCTTTGCCGAGTCCTACTCGCGCCCAGCTATGGAGCGTCTGCCCATTAAGGTGGGAGGCGGCCAGCCCCGTTGTAGCTGTAACCGCCGTCTTTCGCCCTAGCAAACGATTGCGCTCTATGAACTGTTTGAGCGTATGCGTCTTGCCAGCACCGCCCCGCCCACACAACATTACCGAATTGCCACCAAGCATTATCTCTAACGCTTCTGCTTGTTCCATCGTGCATCCCAACTATTTTGGTGTGACTCTGCAAACTTCCGCTTGCGAGCAAGCAACTTACCAACCTCATCTGCAATAAGGTCGGTGTCAATACCATTAAGCGCCGTATATCGGTTAATGTAAACCTCTACGATATCGGTATCCTCTTTGCGGATAGTAAACCACCTACGGCTATGACGCACGACAGACAAACCCACCTTGCCCAACTGCTCTGCCATCTCGTCATAGTCAGGATCTGGTTGCACCCGGTTACGGATAGCAGTGGACACGTCGTCGTTAATCACTTCCGCCATCGTAATCCTCTCTCAATGACTCAAGCCATCGCAGTGTTCTCTTAGTTTTTTTTATTTCTTCATCTAGCACGTTCGCAAGCCATTTGTCCTCGTACCCGACAATCTCGACTAGGCCGTCCGCACTCTCTAGGGAATTTGTCGTTCCCGAGATGAACTGGCTGTAGGCCAATATGTCGACGCTCCGCCCGTTCATCGCAACAACAATCGCGTCGATATCTGCATGATCAAGCACTTGCTCGAGATCGCCATCGCGAAATACTGCGTACCTCATTCTCGCTCCTCAATTGGGGTGAGTGCATATTTTGGCACCACCTCCGAAATCAACTTAGTATATTCTTCATTGGCGCCCCACAGATCAATGTGATAATCTCCGGTGCGCGCTTCTGAGATATCAGCCAAACGCTCATTAAGGTCACCGTATACATATGTAATACCGCTTCGAATTTCTACATTAAGCCCTGCGTCTTCACAAAGCCCCACAAATAAACTAGTATTCATACTCCCCTCCTACATCTTTACCTGCTTAGTAATAGCATTACGTACACCGCGTGTGTATTGCTTCGCTTGTACAGTATCAAGCCGGCGGTTGATAGCGTCTACAATGGCTTCACGGTCGCTAATCTCAGATAGCATCTGGTCCTTGTAGGTTTGTAGTTCACTCTCTGGTAGGCCGTCCACCACCTCTTGCATCTCAAACATAGGTGCTTGTACCTCTGGTTGCTCAAAGTCCTCATGGGGCTCGACAACTCGCCCGCGCACCCGCTCTGCGGCTTCTTGCTCTGGCTTGTCACCTTTAATGGCTGCTCGTGGAATAGCGAACGATTGAACTGCGTCACCTAGGGCCGCACTGTTGCGCTCGGATAGTAGTTCCTCTGGTGATGGTGTGTCAATCATCATGTCATTGTATGGGCTTGGCTCGTATTGCCCAATATATTTCTTATATTCTGTCATACTTTCCTCCGTTTGGTGTTTACAGTGTCCGCGCAGATGATCGCTCAACGTGTCGAACTGCGCCCATTTGTCGTTTGTTTCTTGGTTCAGTTTTGGTGTATTGTAGTTCATTCTACCCCTTGTCTACTTGTATTAATGTTATTTGTTGTTTTCTTTTATCATACGACCAGAGTCTAACTTCCATTCCGCTCGAGTCTATATCTTTTCTCATCAATGTGGCCTTCCTGAGCTGATCATACTCATCCATTGCGTTGTCTAGTGATCCCCAGTCGCCCCAGTATAGGCTTGGTGATCGATCAGACGCGCACATTTCAGCTTGGTATAGATTATCTCGATCTATCATGATATCCCTCCCTAGTTCATCTATAATTTGTTCCTTTAGCATATCGATGGCTGCGTACACGAGTGTAATCCTGTCGTCGTCAATACCACCTTCTAGAAACACTCCAACATTTTGTGAAAGGTCATCTAGGTCAATCTTGGCGTTTTCGACTAGCTCTTGCACTTTGTATTTAGTTAGTAACATCTATACCTCCTCGCAAGCCTTCGTTGCCAAGATACCCATACGCTCGCGTGGTGTTAGCCCACCTCGCATGCCGTACTCTACATCGCCAGTCATAAGCGCATCAGCTAGACATTCGCCTTTTACTGGACACTCTGCGCAAATCTTACGTGCTGCATTGTAATTGTCGTACCCGTTGTAGTCATCCACATATGCTTTGTTTTGTGGAAAGAAAGCCTCCGGGTCTGTTTGCGCACAGAGTGCCGAGCCCCGCCATTTCTCACTCACTTTTCCATCCTCCTATTGTCATTTCTTGTAATACATCCTTCATAAAGTAGACGGCATTAACGGTCGCCATGTCCTTTACGGCGATAACCGACACCATATACTTCGCAGCCTCATCGAGATTTGCAAATGTCTCGTCCCGTATAAGGGAAACAATCTCATCAGCCTTCATACCGTTATTGGTTGATTTATCTAAGATATCTAGAATTTGCTGTTTCATTTAATCTTCTCCCTCATGCTCTTAGCGATAGAGTCTAATATCTTGTCCATTTGCCCCTCGGTTGATATTGTTAACAAGTAATAGGCAGGATCGCCGAACCGCGCATAGTCGTCGAACGAACCCCAGCACTCGACGTCGTCGAAATGCGCCAACTTGTCGGGCTCATAATCTTCCTCGCCCTCGCCGAGGTCATATAGCGCCTCCGCCTTGGTTGGCTTGTGGTTATAGAGCTTGGCGCAAGATAGGATCTTGAAGCCATTTCCGCGCCTGGCGTAGTCGTCCCATAATGCCGCTACGTATTTGTCGCTATTCATTGCGCCTCCTCTACGATACATCCATTCTCGAATGTCTCATTAATAACCCCCTCTATAAAGGGAATGTCTACATTATCAAATAGCGCGGCGTCCTTGGTGACATTTGTTAGCGTTAAATCATTACTATGAATATCAAAACTACTTACCCAATATTGAATGCCCGGAGTGTTGAGTCTCACTGTATATGTTTTAACCATTTTTTATCGTCCCATCTCGCCCACTAAAGGCAGTTAAACAATCTTTCTCTTTACGTTCACCAAATGCGCGCAATTCTTTTAACGCCTCATTGATGTGGAAGTTCACTGCCTGCATTGCATCTGAGTCCCAATTAACTCGGTAGATAGCAGCCGCTGCGTCCATCAATAGATCGGCCACCTCTTTAAGGTTGGGTGCTTTATCCCCGCCATGCCCTTTAGGGTTGACACTGTAAGTGTCGCTATTCTCTGGTTTATACATGTCTATTCTGGCCATTCCCCTATATTGCTCCTAATCTCTCTCATGTTTTCTAATATTTCAATTGATTTAGCCGCCAGCTTAATGCCCTCTAATGAGTCAACTAAGACTTGAGTGACATCGCCGGCGTCGAACTTTTCTGCCCGTTTAATCAAGTCGCCAACTTGGCGCTCTATTTCATCCATTTAATCTCCTCTCTTTTAAGTTGATAATTGCCGAGTTGTTAAGCTGCTATAGCTTCTGTTCTATCTACCTTTAATTATACTCCTAGTAATGGATAAATACAAGACTTTTAATTGATAAAATTAAAGAAACCCGCCGACTCTTTAGTTGATAGAATCCGCGGGCTTATTAGTAATCTATTTATTAGTTTATTAATACTTAGTTACCTTAATGGTTATTTACATAACATCAAGTGTTATAACCTTTGGATCACTCGCCATTTAACAGGGGTAGAAAAATCTCAAAAAAGTCTCCAAAAACTCTTGACAACTTTTTACCATAAGCACTAAAAAAGCTAGTTATAACATAACGTGTCAAGTATAAGCGGTATAAGGGTATCAAAAAACCCCAGGAGGTGAGCCCTAATCCTGGGGTAATTTGAACTACTTGGCGGAGTGCTTAACTTCGCATTCAAGCCAAGTGGCTGTATCCTTATTGTAACTTGTGCATTTTTCTTGTCGATACTCGGCGACGCCCTGTGCCTTAACCGAGTTAATAAAGCCCTGATACTTAAGCGTGCCGACAACACCAAGGACTACTAGCAATACCCCCGCGAGCCCTGCGGCTACCATTTTAGCTGTATTTTTGTTAACTGTTACTTTCTTACTCATCACATCCCTTTCTATTTCGCTCTTATTACCCCTTCAGAGGCCGTAGAATCGTTTTTAATGTTAAATAGGTATAATTACCTATCTTTAGTTTTTATTCTCATCTAGAGGCTCTGAGAGCGTCTCATTGATCCAGATGAACCCAACACCCATATCGTGGCTATAGTAGAATCGCTGGATGTTATCAAGCTTAACCTTAACGGTCTTACCCCATTTAATAGGTTCAGGTACTTCTACCCGCTTCATTGGGTGCAATGCGTGGATTTGTTTAGACACCTCACGCCAGTGGTTATACTTCTCCTCTAGGGCGATCGTCATATCAGGATCGTAAATATCCCGGTCTACCTCACGCTCAATCTCATCTAGATAGGCCATTAATTCGCTATCTGTCATTCCTCATTCTCCTTTTCTTCTGCCAGTAAAGACTTGCCCAGTACTGGCGATTGTTTGATTTAACAGTAGGCTTAAGTTTTTTAGCCTTATCAGTGATTGCCTCCACATAGCCCGGGAGTTTTCTATCCTCCTCTGAGACGATAAAGCTAACTACTTTCTGCCCGTCGACCTCTAACACCTTTGGTGGAGATACTAGATTTTCTAATCCGGCTATCTCTCCAAATAGTGTTAGTTGCCCATCAGCTAGCTTGGCCAGGTTTCTTAAGAGTCATCGGCATGACTATGTAAATGCCGCGCTCGCTTTTAAATACCATTGGTTTAGTCTCGCCGTAAAGGTTGATAGTTAGGCTATCTTCACCGTTAATGTCTTGTATTACCTTAAAGAAGTCAGCGTTAAACCTCATTCTTGCCTGTCCTGTCGGTTCACCCTCCAAGTAGGGAGCAATGAGTGATATATAATCGGGAAACTTGGTGGTGACATTCCGCCCGTTGTCCATGATTTCGGCCACTTCATTAGCTCCGAACAGGTCAGACACCCTACTTGTCATCGCTTTATGGGAAGCCTCTAAGTCAATTCGCGCAATTTGACGGCCAACCCACTCATCTAAGCCGTCAATAGACACCGCGGCGAGCATTACCCCGTTAGTGCCTACTAAACAGGTTTTGCCCTTAATCCTATCTACTAAGATATTGGTGAGTGCCGGACGGTCTTTGCCCTTATATACGACCTTTAGAAATGCTCCTAATTGTTTTTTGTTCACAATACCTCCATTACTAGTAAAATAACCATCACTGTTGCCCAGGTAACTATTGCGTAGGCTAGAAAGTGCCAAAAGATTACCCCGGCTAGTGCTAACGCTCCACCAATTACTGGCACTGCGTATAACTTCTCAAGTGTCCAGTTAACAAAATCGGCGAAGTCTTCAATGAATTTAGGTGATCCCGAGTAAGGTAGCATTACTTACACTCCCCAAACTCATTCTCGCCGTTAACGCAAGGCTGCCAGGTGTCGACTTCCTCGTGACAGGTAATCTGACCGTCTACAGGCCCACAGTAAGTGTTAACCGCTGAGTGGTGGTATACATCAACCCGCGCCTGTTTGAGTGTTCGCTCCTCTTTTACTTGCTGAGGCGGATTGTCTACTGGACGAGCAGCTGCCGCTCCAATCTGGCGAGCAACTTGCGCTACCACCAAAATCAACAATGTTACTGCAATGTACTTGAATACTGTCTTTACCTTACTCATCACCTTTATCCTTTATAGTTTTACTTTATTAATCTCGCATACTAGCGCGATATATTCACTGACGGTTAGCTTTTTCATCCTCGTAGTCCTCTTTAAGTTGCTTCATTTGCTCATCTACAAAGTCCATGATGTCGCTTAGCTCGATCTCCTCTAAGATGGTTTGTACACCAAACTCGGCTACCACCTGGGCTGGATCAACCCCGCTAAGTACTACTGATTGATCTTTAGTGTCAACCTCCACCTTATCGGCGTAGATCTGGATAAAGTTAAATTTGTTCATCGTTGTTCTCCTATTACTTTTAATTTGCAGTGACTTGTATTAGATTACCGAGTAATCTCGTCGCTCCATGTCCCTTAGTACGCGGCGGCGCTCCCACCAGATATTAAATGCTTCAATTAGGTTGTTCTTAATGTTCTTAATCATTTTAATTCTCCTTCTATTGTTATTGTTTAGTGCTCAAGTTGTTAAGGTTTCGTTTCGTTTCGGCGGCTGCCGTTCGTTTAACTGTCCTCATTGTAGCGCAAATATTTTGAATGTCAACAACTTTTTTAAAGATTTTTAGACTTTTTTATTTCACCTCTGTAAAAATCGCGGAATCTCTCCCCTTTAATGCTTTTTAGTGTTGCATCTATATTTCAGGTGTGATATACTGATAGTAAGAGTTATATATAGTCTCTTTAAAACTATATAGTACCTTTCATTATTTTTTAGAGCCGAGGACTACAAGTAGCTACAGCAGCGAAGCCTCGGACTGGCGGATAATCTCAGGCTAGGTGCAATCAACTAGCCTTAATTGACCATATAAGAGCCAAACGCCTTGTTAGGTTAGTAGGAAAACTCTTGGTAATAGATTAAAGTTAGCCACTCTATAATGTTGTTGTTTATGCCAAAGGGCAACGTGTCTTTCTCAATTTCTCACGACCCTGCAAAATGGTGGTATCTGGTCACTCAGGTGCTATGGTGTGAATAACTGCCGCGCTTTGTGGGATATCGGGCAACTGATAAACCGGGAATCGCGGGGAGTGCAAGAGACAACGCCATCTAAGTGGGGACGTACATAAATTGAGATAGGAGGCGTGTACGGCAAAAAGTCTGGAAGTACCTCAAAAGGGCAGCCGCGGACTACTTAGGTGATACGTTGAGGAGATTATTCTTAAACAGGTGGCCAGCGCAGGTAAGTGCGATACAGTTACTAATAAGTGACTCATAATGAACCCTATCCCAGTTCCACTAAGAAAATGGCGCGGGAGTTAAGGAATAACATTGAACTAAGCTGTACAACTAGTGTTTAGCTGTGTGACTGATAAGCTAGAAGTTGGCGGGTGTTTAGTGGTTAAGAGTTGTTTCCTTACCTCGCTGCTATAGGAACCAGGGGTAGAGGCCTCCTTTATACCCAAAAATAATGTAAATCATTTACAATAAGCAACAACTAAAACAATAACCGTCGAATAATATCGTTCGCCGTCAGCTCAACACACACAAGTAAGCTGGCGGCTTTTTTATTGCCTTAAGCATTTTAAAGCCCCTAAATGAGCGAAATAACACTAAAGGGTATAATCTATCATCTTTGCGAGTAAGACGAGCCACAGAGCCTCTAAATGGCCTTAGAACGCAATATACGACTACTAACCAACTGCAAACAACAAACCAAGCGCGCGGGATTACTTTTAGGGCTACAAGCATCACTCCTCTTACAGGGGAATAAAAACACACACAGCAGCGTATAGAGAGACAACAACCTATAATAGGCCGCATAGCTTAATAATACATAAATAACACCAAATGCTTATAATTATGTACAAACACCTATAATTGCCCATGAATAGCCCAATAACGCATAAATTACCCACCAAAACCCGGCGCGGGCCCCTCTTTTAATGCTTCACTGGTTGGAATTTTTTATCACTTATACGTATTATATAAGGAACATATATAGGGAATAACGCATAGTATTGCTCCCAAGCCTAATATTTGCACAAAAACAGGTGAAAATACCGTTAAATGTGCCATTTTACTGCTATATTCGGGTATTTTGCACGGTTTCAGGCCTTCACAACGCTATGATTGACGCTAGCCACGTGAGTAAAATAGCCCTCTGCACCCATCTCACACCATAACATATATACCCTACACCCACAAAACACCCCAAAAAACACCCTCAATATACCATATTTGATATATTTTCACCCACTCTAGAGACAAAATGCAACGAAAATGCCGGGGAAATGAAAATCACCCCTCATTTTATATATCATATTTGATATATTTATCTCATTTATGATATATTACGGCCTATATTCCTTATATATAATGTGTCTATAACCCGCGGCGGCCTCTTTTAAAGATCCGCGCCATTGCTTTAATACATATATATTACATAAAATATCCCACCATTATATTTTGCA